TTGTTAGTTCACCTGTCCGCCACGGTCAATGACACCAACGAAGGTATCACCCTGACTGCCAGCACTCCCATGTGCCTGTCCGATGATGTAATCTCCGGTGGTTCCTGCCGTGCCAACTTCACCGTTGTTGGTAGACGGATCAACCGTAAGGAAGTCACCCGCACTCACTGAACTACCAGCGGTGAACCGAACGCGGGCACTACTCCCAACCACAGCCACTTCATCACCAGACGCAACACTTTGCAGAGCCACGCCATAGGCTTGTTCACCGGCAGTATCAGCGGGGCTTACGCTCCCGTCCCCTGTTAGTTTCACGACCTGTCCGGCGGTGATAGCCGCATCCGCATTGAAGGATGGCGCTTCACCCTCGGAAGGCCGCATAATCTCAATATCGTTGAATGGTGCTTCAAAGGCCATTGCTCTGATAGTGTCTTCTTGCTATATCGTTAAAACGTATTGCCCTTTAGAACGAACTTGTCCGGGGATACATTGAACTGATATTGTCTATCTCACCCTCTTCAGCATCCCCGGAAAGCGTCTTGCGGCTACTCTTATCGGGTTGGTCTTCCAGTTCCGACAGTCGTTTTTCCAATTCGTCTTTAGCGTCCTGCAACTCCTGCACGGTTTCTGCATCGGCAAGCTCTTCTTTCGTCTCTTCAATCTCTTCGCTCAACTCTTCCGCCATGTCTTCGCCCATCATTTCAGACTTCAGTTCGTCCAACTCGCCCCACAGATCATCCATCTCTTCTTGAATGAGGTCAACCACGTCGGATTCATCAAGCCCCTGCATATCTTTGTCTTCGGGGTCTTCCTCCGGGTCGTCGTCTTCGCCTTCGTGTTCCGCCATTTCAAGCGCGTCCATCAAGTCACCGTGGAGCGATTCAGCCATGTCCATGACTGCTTCATCGTCCATTTCGGACACGTCAATCCCCGCTTCGGACATGGTATCTCGAATTAGGTCAACGTCGGCCATATCAAGCCGTTCGCTTTCAAGCCGGTAAGGGCTTTGCCCTTCTGACAGTGCCACGCCCCGTTCCGCTGTCTGTCGGGCAAAGTGAACGGGTTTACTTGCGGGGTTTTTGACCAACCCAAGGCCAGAGATAAACCCACTCACCAGTTCTTTGACGCCCATTTTCTCGTTATTCTCTATCTCTTGGCCTTCGGCGTCAATCTCAACACTCGGTCCCCCAAAGCCTTGCTGTCCGTTGGATTCTAACGCCGTTTGCAGGTTTTTGTCTGCATACTCCCCCGCTGCGCTACTGGTGTCCAAGACTAAATCAGCATAGAGTTCGCCATTATCCGCTTTGGCGTTCTGCATTTCACCCACAGTGCTCACATCATTACCAGAATCGTGCATGATGTTGATGTGGTTGTTCTCTCTAATCTCAAGGTTTTCTAGCCCCTTTGGGGAATACCAGATTTCTTGGCCGGATGCTGAGTCGGTCCACTTGCCGCTTTCGAGAACCTTCACGTTCCGGTAGACAACTTCATTCTCACCGAGTTCTTCGCGTTCAATCGGTTCGGTGTCTAATTCGCTTAACTGGAACACCGGAGCCGACAGGCTTGGATCAAGTTGTCCTGTGTCTTCTACGTCGGGGTCTACACACTCCCCACCGATCTTGATTTGTCCATCGGGGCAGTCATCCGATAGGTTCGCGTCTGGTACATCATCATCCGGCACACAGTTCGGGACTTCCCGTCCGTTTTCCTGCTTGAAGCCAACCATAGTATAGCCTTCCCAACACGGGTCTTCATCAAGTTCCTGAGGGAGGGTCACATCATCATCCAGTTCACTCATATCAAGTTGGTCCCGACAAATCGCAATCGCCGTGCTTCTATCCATGTCGGGGTTATCATCTAAAATACTCTTTTCGCAGTCTTTGACTTCTTCCGGAAGGTCTTCTTGGACTTTGCGAAGGACGTCTCGCCGCGACAGTTCGGGCATACCAGAGTGTTTGCTATTCTAACCAATACCGTTTTGCCCTACATCCACATTCTTCGTGTGTCAATCGGGAAGATAGACGTGATCCCATAATCAGACACCCCAAAGCACGTGGCTATATCTCGGTATTGTTGTTCTACCCGTCCGCTGATTTGTTCAACAAATTCATCCGGTGGTTTCGGACTTGCACTACAAATGATCGGTGGCCCTTCCCACGGGATTCTCCCAGAGATGTGATAATGCCCCATGGCGGCTATGTCAAAGTCGTGTTCTAGGAGTGTTTTCACCCATTCCTTTTCGCGGGCGCTTGTCTCTGCCTGTGGTCTACGATGCTGTCCATGTCGAAGGTGGCCTTTCAGTTTGCCCCCACGCAATGAAAAGTTCTTGTAGGGCCGCGCTTCCCCAATCTGAAAGTTCACGTTCGTTAGCTCCCCGAACTCTCTGATTTGTGCTACGGCGTTTCGGATGGATTTATAGAGTATTAGATCCGCGTTCGCTTGCCGACTCGTTCCGCTTGCTCTATGGCGTCCGTGGTTCCCGACTTGGCACACCACATTCACCGTGTCAAACTCTTTGCTAAACGCCTTCAGTTGCTTAATCAGCGGATCAATCAAAGCATCATGTTGTTCATCAAGCCATGCATCTAAGTCTTCAAACTGCCCCGAATAAATCCCTTCATTTGTGATAAAGTCCCCACCCCAGAGTAGGTGTGCTGTATCATACGAACTCCCGTGTTTGGCTTTCAGATTCAAACTCTGCCGGGTCACGTAGTCAATAATATCGGTGATGTTCTCGGTACAATACTGGATATTGCCGTCTTCGTCGCGTACTTCATCCCCGGCGTGCAAGTCAGTTAAATGAGTCACCCAATCTTCGGTCCCTGAATCGGCGTTGAGTTCGGCTGTGGGCGTATCTAAATCTCTAAAGGCCCGGACTGTCCTATTATGTCTCAGTTCCCACCAGCGGTTCGCTTTGCGTGTTCTCGTGCCTGTGTGTTCACTGCTTCGTAGTGTATGCTCACCCTCTATGCCGATTGTCTCACTGGTTTTGTCTATGTAGACTTGCCACCCCTGCTTTTTCAGGTCGCGTAGGTGCTGTGTGACAACCGACTTTCGTTCCCCGACTTCTTCGGTGAGTTCATCTAATGTTGTCCCGGTCTGTAATTCACGGGCGATGTATTCTTCCCGTTCGGTTAGTTCCGATGGGTCCGGTTCTCCCTCTGGTTCAACATCCAGTGTTGGCAGACTATTATCTGAACTATTATTATCTGACTTATTGTCTGGTTCGTTTGTCACTTCCCACACCCCATCATCCTTGGCAAACTCATACCCCTTCTTCCTGAGTCTACACCGGAGGTCTGCACACCCGCTTTTACTAATCTCCAATGCAGCAACTAATTCATCTACCGTTGCGGGGTGACAATCCAAGAACTCACTCTGTCGTTGGGTTGGCCCATCGGCCATACAATAGTATTCGTTCAATCAAGTAAAAGCGATAGGGCTATACAGCACGTACCCACGTCTTGCGTTCATTCGGGTGTACCACAAAGTCTTCCGGGCGGGCTAAGTCATCCTGCATTTCATCATCGTGTTCCGGGGCTTCTTCAATCAAATCCTTGAGTTCTTCAAGACTCACCGGGTTGCCCCCGTGGTTCGGGTTGGTCCTTTCTATCAACCACCGACAGGCATCTGTTGTTCTCGGTCCCAAATTTCCGCTCCAGTAAAATTCTTCACCTTCGGTAAGGCCTTGCTCTTCGTATCCATCCTCGCGGGCGGAATTGACTATTGAAGCGGTTTCAGTCCGGGCTATGCGTTCGGCTTCATCTCTGGTTAGTTCGCTCTCTAAGTCCATCAGACGGCCCGCTATACTGTCCGTTGTCCATCCATCATTCTGCGTTAGCTCTTCGGTCATGAACTCCCTCAGTTGCATAATGTCATTTTCAACCAGCGTATCAAACTGACTGAAAATCGCCCCCTGCATGATGGATTCTTGTAGGCGGTCTTTCACAAATTCGGGTAACGCTCGCTCGGTGAAGTTGGCTAGTCGAACGTCCCCATCGGCTTCAAACGCTTGCTGGTGCAATTCATATAAGGTGTGTTCCCACGCTTCCCACCCGTCCGTGTCAACCGAGCGCCTAAAATCCGTATCACCGGAGAGTTCTACCCCTTCGGTGTCTTCTATACTCTCAACGATTCGTTGTGCCTGTTCAAACGCCGGATCGCCGCCCCATGTTCGATCACTAAACCACCCGTTATCAAAGTGGCATTTGTCAAAGTCCGATTCTTCGGCCTTCTCTGGTAGACTGCTTTCGTCGCACTCGTTGTTGCCTTGTGCCCTATGCCGACTGTGGAAGTTGGCTATCTCTTGCCAAAACTCCGGTTCAAGTGGCTCGTTGTTGTCGATATGATCCTTTAACTGATTGATCCGTGCGGCCCCCTCTTGTTGATCATCGGGATTGGGTAGCCCCTCTTCATCTATGAACTCTAAGGTTGGCTCGATTACATCTAAAATGGACTCATTCGGTACAAAGTCGTCTTCACTAAGGCCCGTGTCTTCGGTGTACTTGTCTGGTATCTCGGCTAAGTCTCTATTCTCAAGTTCGTTGTCCACCGCTTGCTCTGCCGCACTCCCGAAGAGTCCTCCGTCTGGTTGGTCGTCTGGTGATTCTATATCTTCCGGCGTTCGGAAACTCTCACCTTTCTCTTCATCTTCTAAGTCAGACAAGCCGAGTCTATCCCGCGCTTCGTTGGCAGTCATGTACTCCCCGACAGACTGAATCAGACTTGCCATATCCGTCTTATCATCAAGGAATGGGTCAAAGACGACTTCCATATCCTGTGTATGGTCAAACGGACTGTAATCCCGCACAATCGGTCGTAGGATGTCTTCAACGAATTGCTCACTGAATCGCCGTCTATCCGCTTCGTTCTGCAAGGCTAATAGATCCTTCCGCAGTTCCGCTGGCATACCAGACCCAAGCCCGTCGCTCCCGTGGTTCAAGAGTTCAACCGGTACACCAAGACTTGTCGCAAGCATCCGCATATCACGTTCCTGTATCTCGCCAAAGTCCACAGTAGCAGGCTCTTTCAAATTAATGTCCACATCGGGGCCGGTAACTTGTGTCTCCCCCGGCCCTATGTCGGCAAGGCGGTTTCTAATCCGCCGGAGTTCGTTATCATTCAGTTGGGTGGCCCCTTCCCTGCCCGCTTGTGCGTGAACAAACGGGTAGCCGATTCTCTCGGTTGCCTCTCGCATAGCTTGTTGATTTGCCCGGAAGGTTTCAATCTCTTCTTGGGATCTAAGGGCTTCACTAATGCCGGTCTTGTCCCTTCCAGACGACTTGTTGATGATGATAGACCCAATCTCTTCCGGGTCAAACGTCGGGGGATTCGCAAAGTCGCCTTTTAGGTGTTGCTCCCATCTAGTTATATCCCCAAATTCGTCCGTTCTGGGTAGCATTGTCCACGGTTCGATACACTCAATATGGCTAAATTCACCCCGTCGTGTCTCTACCGTTTCGGCTAGCCCATACGGATACCACAAAGCGTCTTCACCCAAGTCTAAGGCTAAATCATCTATTGGACCGACGTTTTCTTGGAGCCATTGCTCTAAGTCGTCTGACTCAGCTTGGATTTCTGTCCCCGTCCCGAATTTGATTAAGGCTTTACTATGAAATACCTGTGAGATAATCCCGCCAGACTCTCGAATCTGTTTTACGTCCCGAAGGTCTGACTGTGATATATCCTGCCCCGAAAACGTGACACTATATCCAGACCCACCGCCCTCTACCTGTGTCTGTGGCTTTGCCTGAAGGTTTCGACGTTTGGTTTCGATGTACTCATTCGCGTAACTACGGAGATTTGAGAAAAAGCCCGTTGAATCATCTGCCATGTCGGGAGATAAAACCCCAGAATCAATAGGCGTTTGGGCTACTCTGTCCGCTCGGTATCCGGAGGGAATGATCCATGACCCTCCGACTCAATTACATCGTGTACCTCCACGTTGCTAATATTACACTCCTTCGGTGCAATATACGACGTAACCCCACCCTCATCGAGGTATTCCTCCAATTTGATCGGTGTGCGTTTCTCAGGCACCCAACACACATTATCGGGCGTCACGTCAATCTGCCGCCCCTCGTCTAAGTGGTCCCACTCGTCGTCTCGCCAGAACACCGCTATACCGCCATATTCAGCGGCGTGTGTCATCCAGTCGCCATCAACCCGAACCGCAATACGATTGCCGGTAGATGGATGTTTAAACTTTGCTGGCTGGTCCGTACCGCTTGTAGACTCTTCACTCATAGTCTTCAATCACCGCTTGGAGTTCCTTTATCGCTCTAGTAAGACTATCACGGTACAGAGTGGGGTCGGTGTCCGTGCCTTCCCATGAGTCCAACAGTGCTTGCAGTTCCCCTATTGGGACGCTCTCTTCTTGAGTCATTTTCGTATCCGTCCCTCTAGTTCATCCGCCATTTTGCTCGGTAGCTGTGCTTCCATCTCTTCAAAGTATGGGGCTATCGCTTTCTCTAAATGCTGACTCAAAATACGTGCGTCTTCAACGTCTATGGTTTGTTCTCGTTGTATTTCGTTTTTACCCTGCCACGACTCTACTAACTTTTCTAACACGGATTTATACGACTCTCTACTATGCGCTTTCAGTTCGTCTAGCTGTGCCTTCTGGGCTTGCGTTATCTCAATTGTGGTTGTGTCGGTCATTGTTCTTCTGAAAGCCATTCATCAAACGAATGGCAACATTGTTCACACAAATCACGGGTACGGCTTATTCCAATGTGTGTTGCGGCTGTGATACGACAAGAGTATTCCGTCGAAACGTTTGCTACATACCGATAGTCTGTATCTACATACCGCCCACAACGGTCACATTTGTATGCGTCAGCCATTATGAAATCTCGAGATTTATAGTTGCGACACCTTGCCGCCGATTGTGAACGAGCCTTTTCGGTCGGTATACTTCACATCCCTTTCCGTGATGTGTTCGCCACACGCCGGACACATGGCGTTTTGCGGGTCATTAGTTGAGAACTCTGCCTTGCACACGTCGCATTTGTATTCCGTCATTGTAATCACCCAATGATGTTGTAAACGTCCGTGAAGTGTTCAAGAACTCGGGTGCTGCTACCGAGTCCACTAACCGATTCAACACGGATTGTTTTATTATCAAGATCCCGACTGAGAACCTTGAACTTCTGACCGCTACTTTTCTTCTGGATGTAGTTACCTTCTGCAACGTCCGTCACACGTTTGAGGGTCATGTGTTCCGTCATTGTCCTTCTACACCTAACAGCAATACCCATAGCTACTTATAGTTTACTATAGCCAGCTATACCCTATTCTCTATTCCTAAAGTAGCGGGCGTCACACTCGGGACAAAGCCAAATATCCATGACTAGTGCTTGCGATTCTACATAGTCCTGTGTCGCATCGCAGTAGGCCCCACAGTCGCATTTGTGCGGGTCTGGCAACCACGGACACAGATTCTTTGTCTCTTCTTTTGTGCGCTCTATGCCGCCTTCTAAGGCCTTCTGAATCGGTTTGTCTACCATAGGTCGGATTCCCCATACGAACCGCCAAACATTTGCTCTGACGTATTCACGTCGCTGTGATTGACCACCAGAGACAACGAGTCTATCATATCATCATGATTGCTTTCGGGCCACGCGAGCATCTGTTGGTGCAACTCAGCAAATCGGTTTTCGTCCCACCGAACGAATTTGACTTTCCCGGAGCTGATTGGAATACTCAAATCAATGATCTTATCTTCTTTATTCCGTGTGGTTTGCACAGGGACGGCATTAAGCCCTCTATCGGCTAATTCCTGTTGCAACCAACGTTGTGACTGGTTCGCTTCAATCACCAGTTTTGGATTATCGCACTCGTTGGCGACGGCTTGGATGAAGTTACAGCCCTCCTTGAGTGTCATTCCTCTCCGTTGGATTGTATCAGCGATATAGATTTCACCCTGTGATGGGCGAGGATAGCCAACTGTTACCCCCCAGTAATCAGAGTCCCTGTCTTGGGCGGTTTTACTATCCGCCGTCGCTGCTGGATCAACACCAATCACCGCTTCTTGGTGTGGTTTGATTGAATCGGGGGACGTCCATTCAAACATTTCGCGTTGGTAAATTCCACCACCGATTTCAACAAAGAGTCCTTGTACTTCTTGCTTGCGTATTTCTTCGGGCAAATCCTGCATATCTTCATGGTAATCATCTGGTGTATGTGGATTTGCCCATGTTGGAACTCCTGTAATCGCTAGTGTATCATCGGACTCATAGACATACCCCGCACCGTGTTCGTACTCTTCAGCATCTATGTCACGAACAAAGAACTCCCATGTATGGTTTCTGCCCTTCGGTGTCGTTGTGATGAACCCGTTTCGATACGCTCCCGTTCGGAGCCGTTGCATTAGAATCTCTCTCGCTCTCGGTGGGACTTCTGCCTCTTCATCTATCCACCACCATGCAAGATTCAAGCCCTTCAGCCGTTCCACAGTCCGACTATTATCAGCACTCAAAATTAACGCGCGACTCCCTTGTGGGCCGTGTATTCCCGGCTCTTCTGAATGGGCTGACTTGTACGTAAACGCCCCGTCAAACAAGCCTAAGTCTCGCATTTCGTTGATAATCACGTCAATAACCATCGTTCGCGTTGGAGCAACAATCGCACCTAACTCACCGGGGTTCCACTCTAGCATATTCCGAAGCGTGCGACTAATCCCCGCAAAGGTCTTGCCCGCTCCAACACCAGAGACATACCCAATATATCGCTTGTTGGATTGTACGAACTTGCTTTGCTCTGGTGTGAGTTCGTATTCAGTCGCTTTCGTCTGGTTCGCTGAAGTTGAAGACAATGCCCTCACCCCCGACTTCATGTTTCTCGGGTTCTTTCTCTTGATGGCCCGTATCCTGAAGCCACTCGTTCCAACTGTCTAACGCCTTCCGTGCTTCTTTCAGTTCATCATTTTCCAAGTGGTCTTGAATAATCCGCTTGTAGGCTAGTTCACTAGTGAATTTCGCCTCATTCCCGATCCGATTAGAATAGTATTCTTTCAGTTTATCTAAGTCGTGGTGTATCTGTGCATCCGATACGTCGAACTCTCTGCCTAGTTGTGACTTGTTCAATCCCCACGGGTGCCCTCGGTTTTCTATGATTCTCAAAATTGCCGCCCGACGTTCAACATAGCTGTATTCCGTCCGGGGTTTATCGTCTGGAAGGGAGACTTGCGTATAGTCAGGCTTGCCCATATCTAAACGCTTCTAAGCACGCCACTATAAAAAGACTGCGGGTGGCCTACTCTTCAATCCCGAACTCTTCAAGAATCGCCTCACGCCATGTTCTCGCCCCTTTCACGTCCCGTAGGGCTTCTATCTCGTTGTCCGTGAATGTCTCGTTAATGTTCTTCATCAGAGTTCCCCCGCTTGAACTGATAGCTGTGCATCTATCGGATCATACGGCATTGCTTCACCAATTAGTACCGCTGTTTCCCCGTTCGGCCATGTCCCGTGCATGACTTTTGCACCGAGAATGCTCATACTCTTCACTGTATCAACCGGGCCGCTTGGTGGATTGTTCGTTATCATTATGAACACGTATGCAAGTCCAACACACCTGCTTGGACAATTTGATTACAGTCGGTACACCGTAGCTTCATAGCGTCGGGTTGTTCCCACACAAACCCGTCTGGTGCATCCATCATTTTACTCACCACACACCTTGTAGTTGTGAACTGCCCCGCGCTCTTCGCGTGCCGGGCAGTATTTGATTTCCCCTTCAGTTCGCTGACTGATTCTGCCGCACTCCGTACACCGAAGTAGTGGGTTGGGTTCCAGCATTAGTTTAGCACTCTTCCGTAGCGTCGTAAACATCGTGTGAAACAGCCTCTTCTTGTTCGGTCACGGCTTCATCGGGATGCTCACCGAAGTCATGTCCAAAGTCCAGTTCATCAAGCGTCGGTGCGTCATCGGCGGTGTGATTTTCTTTCATCACACTTAGTTAGTAAGCCCCCACGCACTTAATACTTACTAACTTACTTCTTTGCAGACTCAGGAACTATCTTCGGGACAGTGTTACGCCAGTTTACATGATGATGAATCCGCTTGCTTCCCTCTCCTAAACCTCCAATCTTAATTGACGATGGGGATAACAGCACAGTGTAAAAGGATTTTACATAAGTGCCATCATCCAAGTAAGCGTCAGTAAGTCCACCCTCATGCTGTTGCGTGCGTTCTTGTGACACGTCAGTTATGCCGTGTGTAAGGAATAGTTTACCTAACTGCGCCTCTCTAACGTATGCATTAACGTCTTCATTCAACGACCCTCTAAATGCAAATGGCTTATCTGACTTGCAAATAAACGTATTCATGACCTTTCTTCTTGCACTTATATCCCCCTGACCGTTTGCAATAGAGGCATTTGTGCCCCCAAGCCAATCACCACTTTGTGACATGGCAAATGAATCAAGATCGGCAGTATCAAGATATTCAATCATCAATTCAAAGTGCCGGTCTAAGTCTTTAATTTTGTTTGTGTTGTCATACTCACCTTCATGCGTCCAACGATAGCGAAAGTCTTCATAATCATCATCAAAAAGCCCAAAGTAATCATAACCCAATTCATTAGCCAATTCAAAAGACTGGTGGCGAGCATAGACATTACAATTTCTTCGGTTGAAGTTATCCATCCGGTCTAATTCAGGGAGTGCATCATCTTTATCAAGATAAACAACACGCTCCTCGCCAAACTGCTTAATATAAGAGTCGTAATCATCTTCGTGGTCAATTACGATATACCAGTCACCAGTATAGCCATGTTCTTTGAGTGTGTCAACTGTCTTAACGCTGTCTGGGCGATTGTAACTCAAAATTAAAATACAAAAGTCGTCACGCATCGGGGATCTCCTCCCGCACATCCTGTGCGAACTTTACAAAGCCTTGTTCAACGGCTTGCTCATAGTCTACGATAACGAGTGTTAGGAGTTCCATCAACTCTTGCGTTTCGGCATCCGCATGGGCAAAGTATTCCGCAATATTCTCATAGTCAAATATAATATGCCGTTGCGCGGCAAATCGTAAGAACTCTTCCAGTTCACCCGTTACGTCCGACGCTTCAATCGCTTTGATTAACTCTGTATAGCGTGCTGTGTCGTAGAGTTCTTCTAAGGCTGGTGGTTCATCCTGTGTCGGTTCGTATGTCGGTGTTTTGATCTTGTCTGTGTATTCTATATCGCTTGCATCATCTAATGCGTCAAACAAGTCGTCTATCTCTGAATCATCAAACCCAGTCTCTTCCAAGTCAATATCAAAATCTTCATCAAGAATTTCTAACTCGGTTGTGAGTAGTTCATCATCCCAGTCGCTTTCGGCGGTCTTGTTATCTGCAATTCGTGCCGCCTTCTTTTCGGCGTCTGTTAAGTCCGTTCGACGTATGATCGGAACGTCGTCTAAGCCAAGTTGTTCCGCCGCTTGTAACCTCCCGTGGCCTTTGATTATCTCGTTGTCTGCATCAACGACAATTGGCTGATCCCATCCGTAGTTTTTGATACTGCTTGCGATTTTCTGAATTTGCTCCTGTGGGTGTTCTTTTGGATTGTTCGTATAGGGAATTAGCGTGTCTCTACTCACAACCTCTACGTTGTCATGCAGTTCTGTCATGCTGGTACTTGCTCATACGTTTGGTTTATATCCTGATAGATGTTCCGGCGTTCACCGACTCGCCAAACTAAGAGTTTTCCCGATTCACACGTAAAGACCACTCGGTAACTGCCGCTCCGGAGTCTGTACACCGTCTTTCGCGTGCCATCCATCAGGATGACTTTGCTATGGTCGGTTGGCTTTGGCTCTTTGGCGACGTCCTTCAGTTGGTCTTTCAGTCGCTCACGGATCGGTTTGCGTAGTTCATACCAGTTCCGCGCCCGACTCTTTTCAATCAAGAGTTCTCGCATCCTACTCTTTGTTCGGCCCAATCGGGAGGCTATCAAGACTCTCTGGGGCAACCACAGCGATAATCGCTACAACCAATAGCAGTAGGCTTCGATTATCCAAGCCATACTGTGCGGTTAATCCCGCAAAGACAATGAGTGCCACAATCCCCAACGCTCTGATTGCAGTCTGCCACTTCATAAATTATGGTAGGTGTTCACTCGGTATGATTTTTTGGCCTACTCCCGTTCTGGTGGCATTACTAACGTTACTCTTGTTTCGCACTTCGGACAGCGTAACGTATCGCCCGGTTCGTGGTCCCGCCAGACCAAATCACACGTCGGACAATGCCCGTTAATTGTCATCCTTTGGTTCCCCAAGTGGGTTGCAGTCAAACCACTCAACACGTATTGATTCTCCGTCAACCTCAGTGTACGTGACGTGTGCTGTGTGGTCATCGCCATGACGAGTGCAAAACAACTCTCCCGGCCCGCGTTTGCCGCATTGTTCAGTATCGGACGTCGAACGATCTTCATTAGTCATTGTTTAATGCCTCCACCATACGCGCTTGTACTGCTGGATTATCCACCGCGTCTTCTATGTCAATCATACGCCGTTGAATCCGGCAGTTTTCTTTTAACATCGGATTCTCTGGATGTTGGTCTGCAAAGTGCATCTCTCGCCACGTTTTCGCATCCGCTTCCGACAACACAAACCACGCACTACCACCGTTGCAAATGTCGCAATACGCTCGGTATTCGGGTACTTTATCACTCATTCGACCAACTCCCGAACGGTTTGATCGGCCTTCCCTCTAACGTATTCATCGGTATCCCACGCCGGTCTGTAATGCGTCCGTAGGCGTTCAATCGCGTCTGCTAGTGTTTCCCCTTCGAGGATTCGTATATCGGGGCGATATTCGTGATGGCTGAATAGTTGTGCTTCATAGCCCTCTTCAACCGACTCTAGCCAATAGTGCAGATGATA